CTTACGGACAGAATACACGTTCAATGCTTCTGCCAGCGCTGCGATTTTAGGTATACTGATACCTGTTGCAGCATTGACCGCTTTGTAAGTCGTACCACCTGCTTTAAGCATTTCTTCAGCTTTGTCGCAGCGTTCACGATAGGTTAGTGTCATGGTTTACCCCGCTGCCGAAGTTACACAAAATGGAGTCCTGATTGCGCAAAAGTATACTCCCAACTGTTCACAACACGGGCCAAAATCTCTAGCAACTCCCCGATTTGAGTTCTGCAAATAGGTAATTTGGTCATCAAATCGAGAGTCGTAAAAGTTCAATTCTCGATCTCCAATAGTGTAGGCGGCAAGTCTATTTGACGGACATTCGTCCATTACATTTTGCAGCTTTTTAAGCCAATCTTTTTCTGCTTTAGTCAATGATTTTGCTTTCATAACCCACCAGCCTTAACGCGCTCAGCAGCTACCTGCTCAAATTGCTTGCGAGTGCAAATGTAATTGTAATTTTGATTATCTTTTGAATCGGTTATTGCATACCTGTTACTGCCGTTAGGATGGCTGATCAGGTATATAAACCGATCCGAACTCCATTGGCTTTGCGGCCAAATTCCATCCAGCAATCTTACTGCTTTTTCAATTTCATTTTCGCTTGATTCTGAATTTTCACCAGCCTTAATGCGCTCGGCGTATCGCTTTAATTCCAAAATTGCGTTTTCTTTAAATTTGCTTGGCGTTATATCAACACCCCTGTGATAGCGAGGTAGTTGATTAAACGATGTTTTAGTTTGTTCAACTATACGCAAGCATTCAGTAACCGCCTCGGCCGCAGCATCTGCCTTGAGTTGGTTTAGGCACTGAGTATCAACTGATAGCAATCGCTCCATCTCGTCGATTTGATCATTCTCTATCACATAACCGATATGGTTTTCATCTTCATCACAGACCACATCGGCATTCGTTAAATCTGAATGCAGCTTGCTTAGTTCGACAAGGCGAGCCACCAGCTCAGCGCTTTCCCGCTCAAGCTCAACAATGCGTTGTTGTATGCGCTCAATATCGCCAACAGTTAACGTGACACGTCCGTTGTTATAGATGTTCATTCAATTTCTCCCATTTTTAAAATGCCAAACAAGTTCGTCGTAGTATTCAAGCAGCAAGTCAATGTGCGATGGCGGCAGTATGCCAAATGGCTCTATTGCTGGGTGCGCTGTGTTTGCTCGTTTAATGCGGTGCTTCATTAACACTCCCTCCCATTCTCAACCCAAATGCGATGCGACTCGCTGAACTGCTCAGCAGGCGACTTAACCCGCTTATGGTCAGGGTTGGCGCGGCTGAATGCTTCGTCCAACTCGCGCACGACCCTTTCCACGCTGCATGGCGTTAGCGGCGTTAATTTCCAAGAGCCTTGGTTGCTCATAGCTCTTTGCCAATTTCAGCTGCAGCGATAACTATAGCGCGGCGCGCTGCTGCGTATCTACAATCTGTGTCAGATTCATTTAAAGTTCGATAACAGCTGCCTACTGGATATTGAATGTATACGTCAGGAGCTAAGCTAAGGTCAACGCTTAAACGAAGATTTACTGCCAACTTAAGCGCATCTCCATCGTTTGATAATGGATTCCATGATACAGCATGCCCTGTAACCCTATCAAACAGACCTTCTCGGGCGCTCCCTGCATGCATCCCAATTTTCCACACAACATCCCTACCATCCGCTTTAGCTGCAAGCTTTAACAACTCAGAGTCACCCATAATCACCTCCAAATAAAACGCCACAATACCACTACTTTGTCGGATTACAGATTAGACCAGTTAGAATAAACACTCGCATGGCTTGCGGTCATTCTCTGTGTTTGTGTCAACGCCAGCGCGCCTAACTCCTGCCCAAAACGAATTAGCTTCGATGTGCTCAGTTGCGGGAACTCCTAAGCGCTTCATGTCAGCGAAAACTGGCTCAAGCGCTTCAAGTGTTGATTCTCGAAGGATGGTGTAACCTATTTCATCCTCCGCCCACTTCGCCTTACTCCAAATATCTGGCCGAGTGCAATACACGATATACCAATGCTGTTTGCCAGCTTTTAGACACCCAATACAGTTAGCGTGCTTGAAGCTTTCGTATTGCATCGGCGGTTCTATGCCGATGTCCTTAGTCGAGCTAATGACTCCTTCTGGCCACAAGGCTACCGGATAATCTGTTTTGTACCCAAGCTGACCAAGGATTGAAGAACGCCGTTGAATGCGCGCAGGCTCGTCTTTGTCAAATCCGTAGTAAATAACACAGTCTTTGTTGGGGGCGCTTTCTTTTAACCACTTCATAAATGGCTCAGTCTTTAATCGGCTCGTGCATAGCTCCGTACCCGTGCCAACTTTAAACGCAGCCGCATCTACAACAACATCGAACTGGTCCGGCAGTTGCTCCGACGGTAAGTCTTTAATGTTTGCATATGTGATCGGAATGCCAAGATAATTGCTTACTTGAGCCTTGAATCTTTTAATATCAGAACTTTCAACTCTTTCAGAAATGTCATGGTTTAATAGTATTGTATTTTCTGTGCCGTATTTTCTGGCTACTGCAATTGCCACTCTTGCGGATGAGTGCCCACCCGAGTAACAAACAATGTGTTTCATGTGCTTGGCTCCTGTTAAAAATGGAGCCATATCTCTATGGCGAGTAAGGTTCTAGCGCGGAAGTTAATCATACCAACAAATCTTTGAGATTTCCAATCAGTTCATCTTCTTTTTCATCATCAACAAACTGAGGCGGAACAGGCAACGCAACCCAAGACGCATCAACCACTTGCGCCTTGCAGTTGTCGATCATCGCCTGATGATTAACGCGCAGCCAATCTGTCAAGTCGCTATGCCGATAAGCTGCTGCCAGTCGATGCCATTCAACAACGGTCTTTTCCTTGCCGTTCGACTCTAGCGCGTGAACAGCCAGCAATACACCCCATTTCAGCGCTGTACGGTCAAGCGCTGTTGCAACAGACTGCGTGATAGGCTCGTGCTTGCCTGTTTTTAAGTTCAGCGTGTCAATGCCTTTTTCGTGCTCGGATAAGCGCATTCTGAGCGCTAAGCCTTTTAGGGCAATGACTGATTGGGTTATCAGGCGTTTTGTTTGGTTGTGGCGTTTTCTCACAACTCCACCCCCTGTAACCGAGCCAAAGCCAACTTGTCAGCATGGTCACTAAGCCACTGCTCAGCATAAGCATGCAAGACAGCTCCGCAATCAGTGCCAGTTAAAAAAGCCTGCGTGATGTTTTGGCAGGCTTTCGCGTCTAGGCTTGCGTCACACTCGATTTCCTTGATGTAATCGCTTAGGCGCAATCCTGAGCGTATTTCTGCCGACAACGCTGCGTGCTTGTGCTCGTAGGCGGCTTGCTGTTCTGATGAGTGGTCGTGACAGCGCCAGTTGTCGTATGCGGTCATAACGTGCCCCCTGCGCGCAAAATGGCTGCGCGGGCTTTCATCACGCTACCGATTTGCCGAGCTGTCTTGTCCTGCTCTTTTGTCCAACTCTCACCGATTGGCGGTGCATCCAGTATCAAATCCGCTTCTCTGTCCATCGTGTCAGCCTCGATTGCCTCCAACCTTTCAGCAGCCTCCAAAATAGCAGCATTCGCCACGCCATCAGGTGACTCAATATCTTTTGCCAGTTGCCGCATTGCTGCGACTAGGGTTTGCGTGGGGGTTTTCATGCTTCACCTCGTGCCAATTTCCAAGATTGCCCAGATTTTCTATAATAAGTTTTTTGAGTATGACTAACCATGCTCATGTAATCTTTAGTTAACCCAACATCTTTTCTGTGTGATAACGCATCTACGGTTCCGATGGATGCTAGCTTTAAATTTTTCTTGTGGCACCATACTGCATTTCCAGACTGGTTTCTAATTGCGTAATATTGACCGTCAAAATCCCACGATATGTACTTTTGACCAGCTACTAAGCCGCCGCCATTGTTTTTTGATTCAACAACAGCTGGGATTGCGCCTTCTGCCAGAATAAAATCCAACCATGGTTGCATTATTCTTTTAGGTTTTGTCGCTTGCTTCATAATTCATTGCTCCGCAAATAACCACGATCATCAACATAAAACACACCATCGGCAATCAGCCGCTTGGCTATGTCGCGGCTATTGGGTCTGAGTTCGCTCAGCTTGACGTAGCCGTGTTTTATGCGTTGTTTTAGTTGGTATGTTAAGCCTGTCATATTCCATCTCCATAAAATCCAATAATACCACCAGCAAACAACGCTAGTGGTCTGATGTGCCAGTTAGCGACTGGCGGCGCGGGTTGTGTTTATAAAAAACCGTAGTAACGAACACCAGCTTGCACCCACAACTGAGTTGCGCGGCTGTTTTTCAGTTCTGAGCTGTCACACTCAGCGTAATTAGCACTTGGCGCTTGCTCGGCTACTGCGAATAAAACAACTGTGCAATCCGCATCTAAATCTGCTGTTGTGTTTTTGAATGTTTTCATTTTCTCTTACCCTTCCACTTCACGACACCATTGCCGCGATTCGATAAACCAAGTATAAGCGCAATTTATTGCGCTTGTGTAGTTGTTTTTTACTGGTCGGAGGAGCTTTACAAGTATAAAAAAAGCTGGCATACTGAGTAGGCATTAATACCTTTTAATACCTTTAGGTAAAAGATATAAAGGACTTATATTTTTTATTAATTGTAGTTGTAGTTGTAGCATCTCCGCCTTCGGTTGAAAGCGTCTGAAAAATTCTGCGGTGGTTGTTTGGCTCAATTACTTGGCCGAGGTCTCGCATGTCTGACGTGTGAGCTGACGTGTTAAGTTAAAACATGTCAGCGCCTAGCATTGGCGCGGCTTAGCTGGAGATTCCGCTGACATGTCACACGTGTGATGTGTTTTTTATCAAAAATAAAAATAAAATACTCAACATGTCTGACATGTCAGCCCAAATCAGGCTGCAGCCCGCATTCTATCAACCCGCAGACGTGTTTTTACTTAACATGTCTGCTAACATGTCTGACATGTCAGCTAGCGGAAAATACAGATAAAAAAAGCGCTGAAACAAAGGTAACAGCGCCCATAAAAAAGTGCAACAACTAAACCAAAAACCACTTATCAAATTTTTTGCCATTTCCCTGATGAGTGGTTTCCATCTTTTTTATTTTCCCCATTTCCTCCAGTTTTTCGAGTATCTGATTTATTTTTTCTGGCTTTTCTTTTCTAAACCTGCCACGAATAACGCTCGGCATTTCCCCATGCTCTTTATCCAACATATTCATGATCCGCATGGCAATCGCATCATCTGGATTGTCTTTTTCTACCATGTTTGCATAAGCAAGGCGGATTTTGTCGTCAATGTCGCGTCTCATAGCAGCATAAGCCCAACGCACATGCTCAGGCGTGATTAAGCCCTCTGGCGCTCCAAGAATCAGGGCAATCTTTGCCATCAGTTCATAAGAGCGACGAACGATTGACTCTAGACCCGTTGCGCTCTTGTGTTCCTCGGCTTGCTCTTCAATCCAATCAAGCACAGAATCCATCATCCGGCTTGCTTCTGCATCAACTTTAACCTTTGTTTTTTCTCCGTAGTATTCAACCCGTTTCAATCCTTGCGGGTCGTAATGACCGCCGCTGTGCAAACTAAACAACAGTCCACGCATAGAATCAGGCATTGGCTGCTTTTTAAACCCTCTGCGCGCTCTTGGGTTGCTTTCGCGCTCGTTAATCATCCAGCTACGACCCACAAAACCATTTGTTGCTTGCTCAAACGTAATAAGGCCGTCAAACGTGATCGGGGTGGTATAACCGACAAGGCTTAAAAATGGGCGCTCTAAGCCGTCGTCGATGTGGTCTAATGCGCGCTCAAGTTGCGGAACCCGTCGCGCACAAAACCCGCCTTTGTCCTCGTTTTCGCTGATTGCCTTTTTGCACTGGGACAGCTCTTGCAGTAATATTTTCCGCACCTCGTCCTTGGTGTCGCCGTTCAGTAGCATAAATCCGTCGGCTTTTGAATAAGCTGACATAAGGATCCCGATCACCCCGTCAAGATAAACGGCACCGCCAGATTTCTGAGCGTTAGCAATCTTTTTCAGGAATATCCCAACTTCGTCAATGATGTAATATGCTGCTTGATGGCGGATCAGGTTTCTGATGATTTCCTGTTCTGACTTGATAGCGCCATGAGTCGCAACGTGGATACCAGCTGCGCGGTGAACTTCGGCCATTGCTTGCTGAACTGCTTCTTTACCTGTTGCTGAGGCAGCCACACAGAAAGCAAATAGGTTGCCGTTTGTGTAGTTTTTTTCGTCGGTGTATCTTAGTCCTATCACGTTGCCAACCGCAGCAACTGCAGCTGATACAGCGAGGTTTTGCCGAGGATAGCGGCACTGCGCATCAATCCACTTGGTGACCTCGCCAACAAATCCGGGAGGGCGCAATAAATCCACATTATCAATGTTAAACGGGTGGTCGCCGCTTGGTTCATCGATGCTGATTGTTGGCGTAAATGTCACAGGCTGCTGATAACCGCCTAGCTCTGCATAATGGATCAGCGTTGCCAGCGTTACAGGATTTGATGCTTTACCAAAGCTGTGCCACTTGCGCTCAATCTCTGCGCGTCCTGCGTACTTGTCACCGCCATTGCTCCATTCGTCAAAAATCCACAGGCCAGTTCCAGCGGTAGCGTGATGAATGGCCATACCTGATTTGTACCATGTTTCATAGTCACAATCTGGTGAGATGTAATTCAGTATTTCTTTTATTTCCTGCTCAGTAACATCAACTGACGAACCGTGAACAATGGCGCGATGATGGTCTGGCTTTTTTAACAGTGCGATTAGTTCGGCCGGAGCATCATCAATATCATCTGGATGCCCCTTGGTTGCTTCGTATGTCATGCCAGACTTATGCAATGATCCAGCGCCAATCACAAATCCGCTTGATTTAAAATCAATGCCTTTGTATTTCTGGATTGATTGGCTAAGCGCCACTCCTTGCGGCGCTTTAAAGTAAAGGTGGCGGCTACCTCCGCCGCTACCAGTTGCCACAACAAAGCCAGACGCGCTATCAAAGTCTATTGATAGGTCAGCGCACAGTTGCTTGTACGACTCAATGCCGCCGTTTCTGGCGTCAATGTCGATGATCAGCAGACCGGACACCAAAACACCAAAACCAGTTTCAAAGTGACCCATTTGCTCGAATGTTTCTAGCTGTTCGTCTGACCAGTCTGGGACGTTCACCCAATTTTTTATCAGTGGATGTTTTCCGGCCGCTTGGCATTCTTCGTTTCCGCATTGACAGCCGTTTTCATCAAATCCATAAATGCCGAATATTTTCAATCCAGCTTGCCAGTAGTCGATATGGTTGCTCATAAATACCAGTCCTTAACGTCTGGGCGCATTTCTGCCTTTTTGAATTTTCCATTAGTGATAGTCTCTAAGCGGGCTGCTAATTTAGCGCTAATACGTCCTCGCTTAATCCAGCCATGCACGACCTGCGGCGTTACATCAAGTATTGTTGCCAACACTGACGCACTGCCAGCCCACGCCACTGCCGCCTCTAACTGTTCTTTTTCTTGCTGTTCGATCTGCTCTTTAATGCTAGTCATTGTTTCTCTCCTGTTTTCGATGAATTTATAATAACATGAAAAAAAAGTTTGACAACCGTTTATTGTTTGGTTGATACTTGCCTCATCAAATCAGCAAGCAGGAAAACAACATGGCAATTTCAACAGTAGTGATGGGAAAAAGCGGAACTGGTAAAAGCACCAGCATGCGCAACCTTGACCCGAACAAAGTTTTATTAATTCAGCCTCTTAGAAAGCCGCTGCCTTTTAAGTCGGTAGCATGGAAAGCGTGGAACGGCAAAGAAAAGACAGGCACTATTGCAGTTACCGACAACGCCGATCATATTTGCGCAGCGATTACCAACGCTGCCAAAAACGGCAAAGAAATTGTGATCGTTGATGATTTCCAGTACGTGATGGCCAACGAATTCATGCGCCGCGCTCGTGAAAAAGGGTATGAAAAGTTTACGGAAATTGGCCTAAACGCTTGGAATATTGCAAAAGCTGCGATTGATGCGCCTAACAATGTTCGAGTTTATCTGCTGACGCATACAGATACTGACGAATACGGTCAAAACGCCAAGATTAAAACGCTTGGCAAGATGCTTGACGACAAAATCACGATGGACGGCATGTTTACCATTGTTTTAAAAACTGGCTTGCATGATGGGCAGTACCTGTTTGCAACCAAGAACGATGGGACTGACAACGTAAAAACCCCAATGAGCTTATTCGAGTCAGACTTTATTGATAACGACCTAGCTGCGGTTGATGCCGCAATTGTTGAATATTACGGAGTGACGCAAAATGTCGATCAGCCTGTATGAACTGGCGGAGCCAATCCGCCAACTAATGAATGATGAAAACATTCCTGACGATCAAAAGTTAGATACTTTGGAGCTGTTAGGCGATGACTTCAAAGAGAAGGCGCAGAAGGTTGCAGCTTTTATCAGAGAAGTTGAAGCAGAAGCAACAGCTTATGATGATGAAGCTAAGCGACTTGCTGAGCGTAAAAAAGCACGATTGGCACAAGCTGATCGGATGAAAGATTACCTGCGGGTAAACATGGAAAAAACAGGCATTAAAAAGATTGATGGCCTGTTTAATATCACACTGGCAGCGCCTACGCAGTCTGTTGAAGTGAATGAGGCAACCTTGCCACAGCAATATTTTAAGGTATCAGTTTCGCCGGATAAAACAGAGCTGGCAAAACTATTGAGGCAAGGCGCGCAAATCCAAGGCGCTACACTTGTAGAAAGTAAACCACGATTAATCATTAAATAAGCGAGAAAACATTATGTCATTTTTTACATTATCAACTGGTCAGAAAGCTCAGGTTACAACATCTTTTGCAATGCAAGAAAACTTGCCACCAATCCCAGCAAACACTGAGCTGAAAGCTGCGATTGATGAAGCGGAAAACAAGACTAATAGCCAGAATGGCGAGCAGTATATTGAGCTGCGCTGGAATATTTTGTCGGGTGAATTTAAAGGCCGTAAGGTTTTCCAGAAGTTGCGCCACTCTGATGCGGATCCGAAGAAAGCAGACAAAGCAAAAATGATGTTGCTTGCCATTGATGCCAACTGTGGCGGCAAGTTAGTAAGGTTGAATCGCGCACCAACTGACCAAGATTTGATGGTGTGTTTATCTGGCAAGCCGATGGTGATTAAAGTTGCAGTGTGGCAGATGAAAAACGAGCAGACAGGCGAAACAAGCCAAGGCAATTGGGTGTCTGCGGTGTCTGGCGGCTCAGCAGCGCCCAAGGTAGCTGCAGCACCAGCAAAGACTGCCATGCAAGACGTTGAAGAAACTGAGGACGTTTTAGGCGGTGACACCCCAGTTGAAGATGACGATTTGGGCTTTGGTTAATTAGTTGACAGCCCTGCGCAAGCGGGGCTTTTTATTGGGGCTTTTATGAAACAATGCAAAGTCAATCAGTACAGCGACATGGCAAAGTGCGAAACTTGCGGTCTTTGCTGGGACATGAATGATCAATATCCTCCGGAGTGCAAAATGTATAACGACCAAGAACATGAACACGAAAGAACCCCAAAAAATGCACTTAAAGCATTATGTTTTATTTTGCTTATCGTGTTTTTATTTTTAGGTCTTAAGCTATGCAACTAAGAAATTACCAACAAGACGCCTACAGCGCAGTCATGCAATGGGTAAAAAAGAGCATTGATCCATGCCTGATAAACGCCGCAACTGGTGCGGGCAAGTCGATTATCATCGCTGCTATTGCAAATTCGTTGCACAGCATTAGCAACGGTAAAAAAATCCTGTGCTTAGCTCCATCAAAGGAATTAGTGCTACAGAACCGAGAAAAATATTTAGCTACGGGCAACCCTGCCAGCATATTCAGTGCAAGTGCTGGCGGCCGCTGCCTTCGCCATCCTGTGGTGTTTGGCACCGAAGGAACGGTAAAAAATGCGCTTGATAAGTTTGGTGATCAGTTCTGCGCTGTAATTGTTGACGAGGCGCACCGACTGACTCCAACTATCAAAGCTATTATTGATGATCTGCGAAAGAAAAATAAAATGCTTCGTGTCATTGGGTTGACTGCTACTCCGTACCGAATGGGAGTTGGTTATATTTACCAAGTTGACGAGCTTGGCAGAACGCTAGATGAGTCGGAAGCAGTCAACCCGTTTTTTATGAAACTTGTTTATAAAATAGAAGCGCGATTTTTAATAGAAGAAGGCTTTTTGACTCCGCCAGTATTTGATAGCGGAATAACTGAATCATACGACACAAGTGGGCTTTGCTTGAATCGCATGGGGCAGTTTGACAGCCAAGACATTGAAAGAGCCTTTGAAGGTAAAGGGCGCAAAACTTCATTAATTGTTGCTGAGATTGTCGAGAAGTCGCGCAATAGAATGGGTGTCATGATATTTGCAGCAACGGTACAGCATGCTAATGAGGTGATGGAGTCTTTGCCGCCGTCAATGTCAGCGCTGATTACTGGAACAACTGCAGCTCATGAGCGAGAATCTATTATCCAATCGTTTAAAGAAATGCAGATCAAGTACCTTGTCAACGTGGCAGTGTTGACTACTGGTTTTGATGCGCCTCATGTTGATATTGTTGCAATACTACGCGCCACTGAATCAGCATCATTGCTGCAGCAAATAGTTGGCCGTGGCTTGCGCCTGCATGAGCACAAGGCTAACTGCTTAATTCTTGATTACGCTGGAAACATCGAAAGACATTGCCCGAGCGGTGACATTTTTCAGCCGCAAATTAAAACCATGAAGGCGTCAGAATCTGGTGGTATGGCTTGTGATTGCCCATTATGCGGCTATACCAACACTTTCAAGGGGCGTCCAAACCCTGATAACTTTGATGTGTCGCCCGATGGTTATTTTATCGACCTTGAAGGCAATAAAATTGAAACTGAGCATGGCGACATGCCTGCGCATTTTGGCCGTCGCTGCAATGGTTTTGTGATGCGAGCAGGACAGCATGCTCGCTGTGGTTATTACTGGACTTCAAAAGACTGTCCAGAATGCGGCGAGAAAAACGATATTGCAGCGAGATTCTGCACATCTTGTAAGGCGGAGATCGTAAACCCTAATGACCGTCTCCGACTTGAATTTGCCAAAATGAAATCGGATCCTTACTACCCAACAAGCGATAAAGTTCTAAATTGCAAATTTACGCCGTGGGTTAGCGCCAAAGGTAACAAGACGATTAGGATTGACTTTACTACGCCACACCGTACGTTTGCAGCTTGGTTTTCTCCAAAAATGAAAGGCTGGACAATGTTTTGTGATGCGTTCTTTGGTGAGCAAATTTCTGATATTGATGATGCCTATATAACGCCTTGGCGAAAGCCTGAAACTGTTACTGCAGCAAAGCAAGATGCCAGCAGCGGATTATTCAAGATTTACGCTTTCAATCAAGATGAGGACTTAGAGCCATGATTTTTCCAGAATGGTTACCTGTATTTGGTGATCAAAAATACAGAAACAAAAAATGCCCAGTAGAAAGCGCTGAGCAGATCACGTTTTTTAATACGCTGCGACGCGACTATCCAGAGCTGGCGATCATCGCTATCCACCCGCGCAATGAGGGAAAGCGAACAGCACAGCAGACGCAGTGGCAAAAGGCTGAAGGCATGACGGCGGGGGCAAGCGATATAATTATCCCATGTGGCATGCCGTTTGTTTGTGAGCTTAAACGCCAAGACCGTACACTTTGCCACTGGGAGCCTGAGCAGTTGAAATACCTAGAAACGGCGAAAAAACATGGCGCTTTTGTGTGTGTTGCGCTTGGACATGCGGCAGCTTTGGAGGCATTAAAAATATGGATTGGCAGAAAATAAAGCACCACTCCGACCAGTTTGACAGGCTGATGAAAAAGGAATTAACTGTTGCTGATGTTGACGAAGAAGTGAGCCACGCGCTGGCGTTTATGCTGTATGCAGATGCGCGCTGGATTGCAGATATGCCAAAGGAGCAACGGAAAGAGGCTTTGCAAAGAGTTCATCTGCTTTGCCGTGATGATGTGCGCGACATGGCTGCATTAATTATTAAAGGAGAAATACCGTAAAGGCATATAAAGTTACAATGGCATTAGGACTGCCATTTACTTACATAACAGACGAGCTGCCATCAAACGTAAAAAATGCAATATTTGAGCGCTTTGGCAGATGGCCTATATCGATAATTGAGTTATAGCGCCTTCGGGCGCAAGGGTGATTTATGGATAAAAGACAGCAATACATCGACGCAATAAAATCAATGAAAACAGATGGTCAGGCATATGAATTCAACTTTCATCAGGACGGCGGAGCAATTGCTTACCATTGCAATGGCATGTTTTTGCTTTTTGAAGTTCCTCAATATGGTGGAAAAGAATCATTTACTGGCGTGTACTCTCGCGGGGATGTCGAAAAAATGGTTGATGAGGCTTTGTCATGGACTTAGCCTTACCACTATACACCGAGTTCGAGCGCCTAACCGCCGAAACGCTCTGCCTTGAGCGTAACCGCGACGATTACTTGAAACCATTAAGCGTAAGATGGCTATGCACTGCTCATCACGCGCAATGGCAT